TTGCCAAATCGGGCTGCCACTTCTTGGCCGGGTTATAGAACCCTGCGGTAACTCGGTTGTACTTTGCGCGTTTACCGGCCTGGCTGATGACCCAAGAGCCGGTGATGTTGCTCTCAGTGAACCCGAAGCTTGAGGCCGTGGTGGCTACGTCAAGCACCAACCGATACTTTCCACCGCTGAACACCAGCATGCCCCGGCACGCGGTGAGCAACGCGCGCACGTTGTCATACGCCGTCTGGTTGGTGTCGATCGTGCCGTCGCATGCGTAAGCCGCATAGTTCACCTGGGCGAGTGTGTGCTGGCCAGAGCCTGCTGATGTCAGATCGATCGCGGTCCCAGCAAAGGCATTGGCCATCGTGGTGGCCAGTTGGTAGCTGGTGTCAGTGACCTTGATTGCGTAATAAGTTGTTCCTGCTACCAGGGGACTGGGCACGGTGGCGGTGCTGCTCACCTTGACGCCGTCTCCGGTGTCGATCGGAATAGGCTGGGCGAATGTCAGCGCTTCGGTTGTGGTGCTGACCGTAAAAATGTCAGAGAAAATTGGAGCGGTGATCCTCACATCGCAGGCGTTCGCAGCTGCTGCAATGCTCGTGTCATCGATCGCGCTGCTGGAAATGCCTCGCCCATAGATCGTGTTGCTCAGGTAGTCCCGCAGGACGAGTGCCGGATTGTTGGAGTACCGGGTCTGGCCATCGCGTGGGTCGTACAAAGTCCTGCCACGCACATCGGCGGTGATTATCGGGAGGCCGGAGAAAGCGTTGCGGTCGTATTTGAGCTTGACGTACAGGTAGGCGCAGTTGGAAAGTTTGCAGGCGCTGGTCCACTTGGGCACATCAGCGGTGAGCGCTGCATCGGCTGCTTCACCGGGTGTACCCAGATGCTTGGTGACAGTGAGCAGCCCCGTGAACTTGGCGTCCGTGGAAAGCACATCGTCCAGATACACGTTGTCGATCGCTGTCACTGGTCCTTCGGATAGCACCAGTACCAGATGCAGGTATTCGTTGCTGCTGCCGGAGACCTCAATGAACACGCGTGTGCCACCCACCCGGCGGCGACCATAGATCACCGGGATCGGGTCGACATTACTCTGGGAGTTGATCAGGATGCCTTGGGCCTGGGCCGAAGACAGCGCGGACTGTGCGCTTGAGGGCGAGTTTGAGCCGATCAGTGACTGCACCGCCAAGTTGGCAACACCCCCGGCGACCAGGCCTGTCGCACCGCCGATAAAGCTGGCCGTGGCAAGCGAAGCGCCAAGAACGTCAGCCGCTGCAGCCGTGATGCCCGACTCAATGACCATGCCAAGTACGGCATCAGCCACCACGGCACCCACGGCCTCAGACACCACCGACCCAACGATGGCTCCAATGACTATCCCTGCCATTACGCGACTTTCCTGTCCCGGATTACCTTGGCATACATACGCTCGACGTCCTGGTAGCCCAGGTGTCCGAGCAGGCGACCGAAGTCTTTGGTCTGTTTGACGTGGTAATAAATTTTCTGAACGCCCTGGGCTTTGAGGCCCAGCTCGGCAAAGCGCAGCAGTTTCAGAACGACACGCCCGGCACGCACTTCGGGCACGGCATACACAGCGCTGTTGGCAGCGACCAGTGCGTCCTGGTAATGGATGTGGGTCTGCACGATGAATGCGGCGTAGCCCACGATCACACCATTGCGTTTGGCGATGAAGGTGGCAAGTTTCCCGGCAGCATCGAGTTCGCCGTAGCGAGCCCAGTCGACGTTCAGACGATCAAGATCCTTCTGGCCGACTTCTTCGTATTCGCGTTCGGCCAGGGCTTGGAGTTCTTGGGTCGCCGTTCCAACGGGGATACGCGCATACGTGTAGAAAGATCGTCCGCTCTTCACAGAGACCCCCACTTGATTTCACGGTTGATGTTGGTGACAAACTGAAAGCCCCGGTCACCCGGAAACCAGATCTGCTCTTCCGGGTCGTTGGTGTGCCTGCCAGGCGTGCGCTGGAAATCCACCCATTGCGAGCTGGCAGTCACGGCGATCGTGCAGGTGCCGTTGTTGGGGTCGTCGGAGATTTCCATGCTGTCAATCCGACCATCAAACACCAGCAAGGGGTTGCTGATGATGGCCAGGCGATAGTCCAGAAAACCCTTGTAGATGGCGATGCGCCGGTCGATATAGGGCTTGGACAGTGCAATCGAGATCCAAGTCTGATCCACAGCCGAGACTTGAACCGTGACATTGGGAATGCTCATGTCACTGGTCTCTGACAGGCCGGAGAACCCGAGAAAGTGACCGTTAGCTGTGTAGGTGTTGGTGCTCCAGAGCACGTTGATCCAGGCGTCCGTCATGCGGATGGTGCCGTCGTCAAACCAGGCCTCAACCAAATAGACAGGCTGGTTGCTTGACTTGAGGATCTCGGCGATGAACTCTGAACTTGCTCCACGATCCATAAAAATTGACCTTAAAAGGCCTCCACCAACTGCAAGCTGAAGTTGTAAATCGACCCAGGAGCCACTGCAGACTCCATGGTGTCTGCGCCCAAAGCCAGCGTGAACGGCACGTTGCGCACGGTAATCACTGCGCCGTCGGCAGGCACCGCCAGCAAGGCTGGCTCAATCGCAACGGTAGCCAGGCCAAAGGCATCGGCATTCACATCAGCGGTGACCATATAGACCTTGGTCTGGCCTGAGATGCCAAGGAAGTCACCCGCTTTAAGGGCACCAGTAAGTCCTGCCGTCCAGCCACGCGTCGACAGACTTCTGCCTTGTTGGTTGGCTCCGTTGATCTGCGGCGTGCCGGTCGCCACGCCTTGAGGCAGTTTGTGCGCGGGCAGCACAGCGGTGAAGCTGTCCCATTGGCCGCGTTGGGCGACAACAAAGGCCTGAATCGGTGCGAATTGCGCACGGGTCAAACCCACCCAGTCGGCAGTGATCACCCAACGCTGAGCGCCGTTGGTACGAACACTGCGGCGCAGGTTGTGCGAGATCGACACGCGCGTGGGCTGGTATGACTGAATCTTGATGGCGCTGGGCGCGGGAGTCAGAGGAAAGGTGCCGCTCATGACTTATCCCGTGATCCCATAGCGTCCGCGCATGTTGAGCGCCTGGTTCACGATGCCCACCACCACGGCCTTGTTTTGCACCATCGCAGACTGGAAACTGCGTGCATCCATGGCTCGCACCGAGAAATTGATATTGATTGGCGCTTGGGCTGTGGCCGTGCTGCTGTCACTGCCGCCTGGCATGCTTGGTGACTTCCCGTTTGGGACGATCGATCCTGCGCCGTTGGGCACAAACCATTCCGGGCCTTGCTCGCCAACGATGTAAGGCTGGCCTCCAGCGACCGGACCGCCATCGGCCTTGAACAGGCCCGACAGAAAGTTTCCCGCGCTACTGAACATCCCTGAGAGCGACATACCGCTGGTCGCTTGTGCCAGTGGTTTCATGATGCTGTTTTGGATCTGGATGCGAATCAAGTCCGCGATGATGGAATTGGCCAGGCTCTTGAAGTCGAGCTTGCCGGTCTGCACAAAGCTCACCAGCGCGTCTTCCATGCCCTTGAACGCATTGGTAAAGAGCCGCTCGGACTGAGCAGCCGCGTTGGTGACGGTGTCGATGTAGTTGTTGATTGCCTTGGTGACGCCCGTTTCCCACGAACGCTCAGCCTCCCAACGGGCTTCAATCGCTTTGACCATGACTGCCGTGGACTTGACAGCCTCATCACGCAGGCGCTGTTGGGTGTCGGCAGTCAGTTTGGTGCCGCTTTGCTCGGCATCCCAGATTTGCTGCTCGACCGCAAGGAAGTTCTTACGCTTGACGTTGGCAATTTCCTGTGCCTGGGCATTCATGCCAATCAGATCGGTCTGAAAGATGTACTGCTCGTTGGCCTGCTCCAGGCTGTGCGTAAAGGCATTGATGCGCTTTGTCTCATCGAACTTCTGCTGAGCATCGAATCGATCATTCACCGCCTGCACCAGAGTGGCTGTGGACTTGGTAGCCTCGTTGCGCAATCTCTGCTGGGCCTCTGAAGACAGCTTGGAGCCGTTCTTTTCTGCATCCCAGATTTGCTGCTCAACGGCCAGGAAATTCTTGCGACCCTCCGTGGCCAGAGCCTGATCGCGGGCGTTCAGTCCAATCAGGGTGTTTTGGAATTCGTACTGCTGGTTGGCCACATCCAGGCTGTGGGCGAAAGCATCGATGCGCTTGCTCTCGTCAATGGACTGGATGCTTGAGACGGTGGCTGTCACTTTGGCCATGTCACCCAGACGGCCTTCTTTGACCGCCAGCAAACGACCTTTTTCGATCATGGACTCGTACTTGCCCAGTTTGTCTTTGATGGCTTCGACATTGAGCGAGTCCAGGTAGGAATCAAACGGGCTGGTTTTATCGGGCCGTTGGTCTGGAATGGCAAACGAACGCTTGGCTGACTCGACGGGTTTTTTCAGACCCGCATCACGCTGGGCAAACTGCTCGTCGAGTTTGGTGAGGAACAGCGGCGCGGTCCAGATCTTGACCATGTCCTGGTTGAAGGACTCGGCGTGGCTCTTGAGGTCAGAGGTCAGCGTCGCAAAGCGGCGCTTGACCGGATCGAGTGACTTCTCACTGATCATTTCCGCGCCAATGCCGTCCATGAAGGCCAGGACCGAAACGATGTCGGCGGCGACCGCTGCAAAGGAGTTGCCCACGATTCGCACTACGCGAATGATGGCGTCAAAAATATCAATGAAAGCCGCCACCGAGCGCATGCCTTCACGCGCCCAGGTCTCAATCACGTTGTCTTGCTTGAGTTGCTTGGCCGTGTCGTTGAGCCGCTCGGTCATGCTGCCTGAGGCCAGCAAGGCATCGGTGAAGTCACGCATCACTGGCAGCAAGGCCGAGGCAATGGTGTTGTAGAGCGACTTCTTCCTGCCCTCCAGGCGCACGAGGTTCTTCTCGTACATGTCTGCTTCGGCTGCCATCTCGGACGTGACCTTGGCGTTGAGTTCGCCGATCTCAGCCAAGTCTTGCATGAACGGAAGCAGTTCTGCGCCGCGTTTGCCCAGCAGCATCTGGGCTGTGGCCACCGCCTGGGTGCTGCTGTCCATGGAGTCGAGCTTTTTGGCCAGGTCCAGCATGACTTCACCCGAGTCGCGCAACTTTCCCGATGAGTCGGTGACCTCAACACCCAGCGATTTGAACAAGTCGGACTGTTTTTGACTGCCGCCCGCCGCCTCGAACATGGCTTTGGAGAGCTTTTGCAGCCCGCCACCGACCTCTTCCAAACTGGTACCCGAGAGTTTGGCTGCCGACTTCAAGCCTGAGAGGGCTTCAACCGTCGCGCCGGTCTTCTTAGCCATCTGGTCGAGTTCACCCGCCGACGCAATCGCCCCCTTGATGCCGTCGGCAAAGGCATCAAAGGTGTATGCCGCCGCCATGGCCATCACTGCGCCTTTGACCGTTTTCATAGCGGTCTCCGACACATTGCCGATGGTGTCCATGGCTTTTTTGGCCATGAACTCGGCCTTATTCAGGTCGGATTCAAAGCGAGCGACATTGGCCTCAAGGCTGACCACGAGACTGGCGAGGGTTGCCATGGGAGATTTATTCCTTTTTGCCCAAGAGGGCTGAGATCAAACGGCTGTGCGCCTCCGCATCTAGCGGGGCATCGGCATCCTTGGTGGTGGCAGGCTCTGCAGTTCGCAGTCCCGGCATAAAGTCATCGGCCTGATACGCGTCCTGACCTTCTCGGCGGTGGACGTTGGCCAGCGTGGCGCAGACCTGACCGAAGCCAAAGTCAGCGCGCATGTCCGGCAGGCCTTCCAGAGAGGCAAATGCCATCCACTCCGCAACCTGCTGCGAAGTCAGGCTTGCGAGGAGATGGTCAGGGTGTTGGTATCCAAGGGCAAGGCAGAGTCGGAAGTAGAAACGGCGCTCGGGACGCCGCTGGAGTTTTTTGTGAGTTCCTCCACATCTGCGCCGGACAAGCCATTGAGCTTTTGCGCAATGGCAAAGACCCGGTCCAGTGCCGCGCCAGATTTGGCACCGAGCAGATCAACTTCGTCGTCGGTGAACAGACGCTGGCCACCTTCATCAATCACAGTCAGCCCCACCAGACGCGCACGCATGTTGGTCAGATCGACCTTGCGGTCCTTGCCCTCGCCACGGACCATGCTGGCCTCAAAGGCATCACGCTCGCGACCGGTGAAGCTGCGAACACGCACGGAACCACCCCATTCGGGAACATCGACGTCCTCTGTTTGAAGGTCGTTGGCGCAAAGGATGGCGGTTTTTGAAAGAAGTGTCATAGGTGCTCCAGAAATGAAAAAACCCGCCGAGGTTTTATCCAGGGGCGGGTTGGTTTGCGGTCAAAGGTCAGCTTCAGGGGCTGACCCAGTTCGTCATAGATTTCGGGCTGCGTGATGCAACCTCAAAATTTCAACATCGTCGCCACGCACGCGGTAAATGGCGATGTAGTTCTTGTGCAGGACCAGCTCGCGCGTGCCGGGGACGCGGCCAGCCCGGCCCATGCCAGGATGGGCCTGAAGTTTGGTCACAGCGGCCTGCAACTCCAGCACAAAGCTAGTGGCGCGGGTCGGGTTGTCTTTGGCGATGAAGCCAGCGATTTCATCAACAGAGGCGAGCGCTGTCTTGGTCCACTTGATCAACATGAATCAAGCGCCGTATTTGGCGAAAACCGCTTTGACCTGCTTGTCGGTTGCGAATTCGCCTGCATCGGCCTCCTTGATGCCTTCGTGAATGTCACGAATCTGCCAGGATTCACTCTGCACGTAGTTTGTCAGCGCATCGATGGCCAAAAAGCTTTTGGTCCGGGCGGTCGCCTTGGCCAGCTCTTCGATCTGGTTGTAAAGCGCCTCGGGTAGGCGTACGTTGATGGTTCTGGCGGTCATGGCTGTAACACTCCTGTGCATGTGTAATACAGCGAATTATCCACTTCACAAAGCCAAAGGTCAAGGCGGACGGCTTCTTGTCTGAGCAAGAGACCTTAGGCCCAGGTAATTAGGCCCAGGTGATCGAGCCGGAAATGCGCAGTTCAGCCGAGCGCCGGATCGCCTGATCCACTGCGCCCTGGCTGTTGAATTTCTTCACGTAGGCAGTGAAGGTCGCGGTGTTGCCGTTGGGCAAAATCAACTTGAAGCTCTTGGCAACACCGGTCACCAGCGCAGTCATCAGTGCCAATTGGCCTGCATCGCTGTTGTCCTGGTCGACCTCAATGGCAAACGCACCAGGATCAAAGAGACCAAGAATGAATTCCTTGGCCGTCGAGTCAAAGTTGGTTCGCTCAATCTCTGATGCCGAGCCGTCAAAGCCGCTGTAGCTCTTGACGTTGGAAATCTTGGTCCACTGCACAGGGGTGGCCGTGCCGCCACTGGTGTAAGTCGTGAATCCTGTGGCATCCAGGCCTGCAAGCGTGACGATCTTGGTGGTGGGTTCGATGTACTGAACAACGTAGCTATTGCCGTTGAGCTGCGTGGTGCCAACGACACCAGCGACTGTGATCACATCACCTTTGTTCAATGCCGTGACCGCTGAGAGCGTGACCCGGCAAGGGTTAGTGAGCGAGACGGCGGTGATGGTGAGCGCCGACCCGGTAGTCGTGCCGATACTGACCGTAGAGCCTTGGGCTGAGATGGCGGTGCTTGGCATAGAGTTCTCCTAAAAGTTATGGCCTGTTAATTAATTCCAGATCGAAAAATCCAAAATCACCCGGTGCAGTAATGCCTCGGGCTCAAATTGGTCTTGCTCGAGAAGCAAGAGGTGGGTGATGGGGCTGCTTTTCATGGCGGCTTTGACCGTCTCGGCCAAAGCAACGGCAGCGGCGTAGGTGGTGTCAAAGCAGTCCACCTGCAGGCGGGTGTTTTCAATGGGTGCGCCGTCGGCCAGGGTGTTTTCTGGTGCGCTGGATACGCGGGCATAGACCACGTAGGGCTTTGACACGTTGTTGGGCGCAACATTCGGAAACACCCTTCCCCCGGCCACACCTGCGAGGGCCGCGAAAAGGTCTTGTTGAATCATTTTTTAAGTTCGCGTGCGGCTTGCTCGATACGCTCAGCAAGCCGGGTCTTGATGGCCGTCAGCGCATCGTTTTTCTTCATGTCAAAAGCAGGCCGCAGAAACGGGCGCGCGGACATCTTTACGGTCCCGAACTCCACAAAGCGCCAGTACCAGGCGTCCTGGGACAAGTTGCCCTTCTTGCCTTGCTTGCGGTACTTCTTGCCATGCCGAACCGTGACAAAAAAGATCTGCTTGTTCTTGTTCGACAACTCAGGGATTTGTTTCAAAATCACCGAGCGCTTCAAAGTGCCAGGTGGTGGCTGGTTGGGCCCCAGATCACCCGTGGCAACAGGTGCCTGCAACTTGGCTTCATCCCGGATCAGCTTGGCTCCGGCATAGACCGCTGCACGCAGGCCGTTTTTGGCCACGCGGTCAGGCAACTCTTTCAAAGCCTTGGCCAAAGCATCAAGGCCCTCAATCTGAACGCTCTCGTACTTAGCCATCGTCCAGGCCCTCTGACGCCAGCAGCGTGACCAGAACATTGCTCTCGTCCTCGTTCAACGCCGCGTGGATGTTGAAGATCCGAGCTTTGTAAAGTGCGCGGTATCCAGATACCACCCGGGTATCGGTCAGACTTGCCTGATACCGCACCGTGATTTGGTGGGAAATTTCGCTGGCCATGTGCTGCGCACTTTCCAGCTCGCGCCCCGTCAAGGGCTGTATGTCGGCCCAAACGGTGGCCACGTTCAGCCAAGTGCGGACCGGACCGCCATAGCTGTCTTGCACATTGCTTTGTCGCTGCAAGGTAATGCGCCGGTTTAGCTGACCCGCTCGTAATGAACTCATGGGATCGCCCTCATACGAATGCGACCTTGTAGGGGTCAAGCAAACCATCAATGAATGAAAGCGCTTCCACACGGCCGCGACTTAGAACTGCAATCTCTTCGCGGTGGGCATAAAGGCTGCCGACACGCAACTTGATCCAGCTCTTGATTCCCTCTGGTACCTGGGCGGCACTGCCGTACCCAGCGTCAAAGGTGACCGATACCGCACCAATCTGCGGCAAGGAGATCGGCCAGATCTGACCAAACACGGGGGTGATGCGTGCGGGCTCACAGGCGGTGTCCACCGTGTAGGTGGCGGCAGGCATGACCTGCAGCGCAGATCCCATGTCCAGGTAGTTAATCGAGACGACAGACTGCACCGGCGTCTTGAACAACAAAATGGCGTGCCCGGGCAAGCTGAAAGCTTGACCAGCGGGTACGCCCATCAGAGACGGTCCGGGAAAGCAGTCGAGCACTTGCTTCCAGCGGGCAGTGGTGAACTGCCTGCCGGTCAGAGTTTCGGCTGCTTGACGGGCAGCAGTGATGAGCGATGCGATCAGCATGTCATCCTCGTCAAAATCCACCCGCAGATGGAGTTTGGCTTCCCACAGGGACACCGGCTCCTCTGAAGGTGGTGTGACGAGTTGCAATGGCATTTAGATCACCTGAACCACGGCAGCCTGATTGCCCACGTCAGCCGGTGCATAACGGGGGTTGACTCCGAGCAACTGGGCCGAGGTGATGCTGGTGGCCACGCCAACGGTCACTGTGACACGCACAAAACCGAAGCCGTTCACGGTGTCGAGCTCTTCAGGCTTGACATTGACGAGTACCTGTTTGTTGTCACCTGTGGCTTTAACGATCTGGGTGATCGCTTTGCCGCTGATGTCTTTGGCACCCGTGCCTGAGCTGTCCAGCGCCTGCTGCAACTTGGCGTCGACCGTGGCCGAGGTGCCAAGCACGCCGGTTTGCACCAAGGCCAGAAAGCCAAAGTAGTTGGCGACGGGCACCCAGCCGGTACTGGCTGCGCCAGCGGCCTGCGAAGCAGGATCAATCGTGGCAAGCACTGAAAGCAGTTCACTGCCTTTTGCATTGGGAAACATGTGTTTTCTCCTTTGAGGTTCTGGGGTTTAGCGAGCGCCAAGTTGAATAAATGGCGACATCGTGGCGCTGCCCTTGGCAGGCGTGATGGCAGTAGAAATCTTCGATTGGCCATCCATGCGGAAGGTGGTTCGAAACGCCGTGAGATCGGCATCGAAGTACAGGTGCATCGACGTGGCGGTCTGCATGCCGCCCGCTTTGGTGATGGTCTGGTAGTACTTCAGGTCCACCAGCAAGATGTCACCCTGTGCGGAGAAAGTGTTGGCGTGTTGGGACACAAACACCGGGCGACCCAGCAGCGTGCCGTAGGGCGATACCTGAATCCCGCCAACGTTCAATCCGGTGGGCAGGTAGATCGGGTAGTTGCCCAAGGTCAGAGTGAACAATGCTGGCAACACGTCGTTGTTGACGATCCACACCGCATTGGCGAATGAACCCGTTGGCAGACGCGCAATCATCTTGGCCAAGTTTTGTGGAAGCAGCGTTTGCGTCAACTGCCCAGTCTCCTTGGCCACACTGACCGTAGCGCCAGCATTGAGAGCACCTACCGGTACGCCAGAGCCGGAGCCGAACAGGATAGATTCATTGGTTTTCCAGCGAATGGAAAGTGCAATCTTCTCGGGCAGATAAGTCGACAAGGCGTTTGCGTCTTCCAGCAACTCATCGGTCGTGGGCACCAGGGCCATCAACTTCTTCAGCCGCAAAGTAGACAGTCCCAAAACGGGCTTGGTCGTGACCGAAGGGGCCGCTTCGCCTTGCCAGTAAGCGCGGATTCCATTGGTGCCCCAGGGTGTGGTTTCATCCTTGGGAAACGCCATGGTGTTTCCGCTGATCTCCACGTTATCGGTCAGCGGCAGCAACGAGTCCTCGCCCAATGACAGCTGAAAAATCTCCTTGGAGAACTGTGGCGGGACAAAGAAGCCACCGTCCTGACCGGAGCCTTCACTGCCAAAGGTGGCAGGAGCGGCAGCACCACGACCGCTGCCAATCAGCAGGCGATCGTCAATCGGGTTGCCTGGCTTTTGCGCATGGCAGACGTTTTGCAAAAAGTCGCCCAGGCTTTGAAAGCCATGTTTGGGATCAAGTTCTCGGTTGTCGCTCACCATCACACTGGGGAAAGCGGAACCATGACCAGCTCCCAGATGGATACCCATCTGGGCTTCCTCAGAAATCAATGCCGACTCGCGGTCAATCGCCGCAGAAGTGGCTTCGATTCGACTTTTAAGACCATTGAATTTGATGACATCCTCATCCGACAGATCACGGTTTTCTTGGGCGGCGATGTCGGTTAAGGCACGAGCCTCTTTGACAAGATCAGACTTGCGAGCTTGAAGCTCGCGCAATTGCTTACTCATTTGGGTTTCTCCAGACGTAAAAAAGCCACCTCTTGGGTGGCGGGATTGAAAAGATTGAAAAATGCGCGAAGCTAGTCACGCATTAGGGTTGCGACCTACGGGTCGC